GGTATCGACGACCGCGACCCATTTCCAGTGAAAGAGTCAAAATAACACATTTCCTTTCCCTGACAGGGAAACCCCGACAGGGCAGAACCGACAGGGCAACCCTGACCATCGGCAAGTCCCCGCTGAGCCCGTGACCGTCACATTCGGTGCGCCATGGTGCCGGAAAACGCGGTGTATGACGGCGCGCAACGCGCTTTCTATCACTTCTGAGGTCGAAATGGCGAGCGTTCGTGCGCGGATTTCGTGAGCAGCGCCGCCGAGGTCGCCGCGGCCTGCAATCTCACGCCTCGGCGGGTCAACCAGCTGGCGAAAGAGGGGACTCTCCCGCGTCTCGGGCGTGGGGAATACGATCTTCCAGCCTGTACCCTGGCCTACATCATTTTTCTTCAGAAGGCGATGGGTGCCAAGTCCTCGATGGACGCCGGCGGCAAGATCACGAACACCAACGCGCAGCGCTCGGAGCTGCTCACCCTCGAGATCGAAGGGGAGAAGCTGGCCCTCGCCCAGCGCCGTGGCGAAATGCTCTCCGTTGCGGACCATGAGGCGATTCTCACGGACCTGGTGATCGAGACCAAGGCGAACATGATGGCGGTGGGCTCGCGCACCGCGCCCAGGCTGGTGGGCCTCATGGATAGGGCCGCAATTCGGGGCGAGATCAACACGGCGGTGCAGAAGGCGCTGTCGAAGCTCGCCACGATCGCGCCGGCAGCGGTTCGGGGGTCTCGTCTCAACGGGCACGGACCGGCGAAGAAGCCAGCGCCGAAGAAGCGCGCGCGCCGGCGGAAACGTCAGGCGCCGGTGACGCCCTGATGCCGTTCGCCACGCCGAAGGAAGCACGGGCACCGCTCGCGGCGGCGCATCGACGCATCCGGGGGTTGTGGGAGCCGGCGCCCGTCATGTCGTCCGCCGAGTGGGCGGATCGATACCGGACGATGCCGGCCGGCACGAGCCCGCGCACGGGGCAGTGGATCACCGAGGCGCACCAGCGCGAGATCCTCGACGCGTTCGACGATCCCAAGGTGCGGCGGATCATCTACGTCAAGCCCACCCAGATCGGCTGGTCGGAGATCCTGAACACGATCATCGGGAAGCACATCCACTTGGATCCGAAGCCGATGAAGCTGGTGCAGCCCAGCCTCGACCAGGCGAAAGAATACTCGAAGATGCGCATCGCACCCATGATCGCGGCGTGTCCGGAGCTCCGCGTGCGGGTCCGGCAATCCACGTCCCGGCGGCCGGGCAACACGCTGCTCCTGAAGGAGTTCCCGGGCGGATTCCTCTCCATCACCGGGGCGAACAGCGGCAAGGGGCTGCGGTCGAATCCGACAGAGTACGTCCTCTTCGACGAGACGGAGGCGTATCCGGACGACGTGGACGGGGAAGGCGACCCCATCGACATCGGCGAGAACCGGACGGAGGGCTATGACGACTTCAAGATCCTGATCGGCTCCACGCCGGCCAAGCCGAAAGGGTTCTCACGGCTGGAAAAGGAGTGGGACCGGAGCGATCAGCGACGCCGGCATCTGCCGTGCCCCTTCTGCGGCTTCATGCAGGTCCTGTGGTGGCGCGATCCACGGACGGGAGAACACCGGCTCGTCTGGGAGAAGAACGACAACAACGAAGTGATCCCCGAGTCGGTGGTCTACATCTGCGCGAACTGCAAGAAAGGGATCCCCGAACGCTTCAAAACGGCGATGCTGGACGCCGGGCACTTCATCGCGGAGCGGCCGGGCCGGTCCATCGTCGGGTTCCGGCAAAGCGGGCTCGAGCGGCCGTGGAAAGACAACTGGCCGGGCATGGCGCAGGCGTGGATCTACGCGCAGGGCGAACACGAGAAGCTGAAGGCGTTCATCACGCTGCAGCTCGCGGAGTTCTGGGAAGAGCAGGGCGAGCATGCGCCGCTGAATGCCGCCCATTTGAGCGCGCGCAAGGAGGCGTTTCCGACGCTGCCCGGGATGCCGCTCGCGCATGCGCGGCCGTGGGAATACGAGATGATCCCCAGGGCCGCGGCGGTCCTGACCTGTGCGGCCGACATCCAGATCGACCGCATCGAAGCCTCGGTGAAGGCGTGGGCGCCAGGCGAAGAGAACTGGCACGTCGCGCACGAAGTGTTCTGGGGCGACCCGAGCACGGACCCGGATGTGTGGGCTGCGCTCGATCAGTTCCGGATCGCCGAGCATCTCCACGAGGGCGGGAAGAAGCTCCGGCCGGTGATCACCCTGGTGGATTCCGGCGACCAGTCCGATGCGGTCTACGACTACGTGATGCCGCGGCAGAACTTGCGCGATTGCGTGTTCGCCTCGAAGGGCGTGCAGTACCACACGACGCCGGTGCTGGTGCAGGAGGGGACAGCCAAGCGGAGCCACGTGCGGCTCTTCATCATCGCGACGATTGCGGCGAAGGACCGGATTTATTCGCGGCTCCGGCTGGTCAAACAGGGGCCCGGCTACCCGCACTATCCGCTCTGGACGACGGACGAATACTTCGCGCAGCTCGCGGGCGAGCAGAAGATGCCGGTGAAGAACAAAAAGACGCACGTCCGGCGGCTAGTCTACACGCGCACGCGGGCACGGGTCGAGGGGTTGGACTTGGAAGTGATGCACTTGTCCGGGCTGTTCATCTTGCAAAACATCTTGGACCCCGTGGCGTTCGGCGATCTCTCGGCGATCCAGCGCCAGCTCATGGGCGGCGCCGCGCCGGTCGCGCGCGGACGACGGATGCGGAACAGCGGCGTGACCGAGTAGCGTTTCCTGCCTGCGTCTTTTCGGGCTTTCCGCGCGCGTCACGCTGGCCTACTCATGCGCGCATGGCCGGTCTCACGCTTGCGCAGTCGCAGACGCAGCTCACCACGTGGCTCGCCGCGGAGACGGCCGTCGCCACCGGCCAGGCCTACCAGATCGGGAACCGGTCGATGAAACGCGCCGACCTCAAGATGATCGGCGACCGGATCACGTACTGGAACGGCCTCGTCGTCCGATTGACAGCCACCAGCGGGCGCCCGGGTATGCGGATGCGCGGCGCGGCGCCGCAGGGTTAGCCGAACCGGATGCCGAGACTCCGCGACGCCGGCGCCGACTCTGGCTCCGATGCCCTCCCTGGACCGAACGCCCTCGACCGCCTGATCGGGTTCGTCAACCCACAGATGGCGCTCGACCGGTTGCGCGCGCGGATGCAGTTCTCCGCGATCGATCAAGTCCGGGGAGCGTTCACCGGCGGCAGCCTCATGCGCCGGAGCATGTCCGGCTGGCTGACTTCCCGGGGCAGCGCGGATGCCGACCTCCTGCCGACGCTTCCGATCCTCCGCACGCGATCCCGCGATCTCGAGCGCGACGTCCCGCTCGCCACCGGCGCGATCGGCGGCGTCGTCACTTCGGTGGTCGGGACCGGGCTCTCGCTGCAATGTGTCGTGGACCGCGAAGCGTTGAAGTGGGACGATCCGAAGACGGAGGCATGGCAGAACACAACCGAGCGGGAATGGCGGCTCTGGGCGGAGAGCGCGGACTGCGACATCACGCGCCACCAGGATCTCTACGGCCTTCAGGATCTCGTCTTCCGTTCGTCGCTCATCAACGGCGACGCGGTGACGCTCCTGCCGTTCGTGAAGCGGAAAGGCAGCCTCTACGATCTCCGGGTGCAGGTCATCGAGGCGGACCGGCTCTGTAACAAGGATTTCGCGCCCGATACGCCACTCCATTCGGGCGGCGTGCTGATGGATTCGTACGGCGCGCCCTCCGCGTATGAGATTCTCGACCAGCACCCGGGCGGCCTCTGGGTGACCTCGCGCACGTGGAGCACGTACCAGGCCTTCGGCGCGAAGACCGGCCGGCGGAACGTGCTGCACCATTTCCGGCGGGTGCGGCCCGGCCAGACGCGGGGCATCCCGTACCTGGCTCCGGTCATCGAGATCTTGAAGCAGCTCGGGCGGTATTCCGACGCCGAGGTCATGGCGGCGGTGGTGGCGGGGATGTTCACGGGGTTCATCACGTCGGAACAGGGCGGCTTGGGTGGCTCCGGCATCCCGGGCGTGGCCGGCGGGACGAGCGAGAAGGCGTCGAGCGACGATGTGAAGATGGGGTACGGGACGCTCGTGGACATGATCCCGGGCGAGAAGGTCGAGTTCGGCAACCCGGGGCGCCCGAATCCCAACTTCGACAAGTTCGTCGAGAGCTGCGTCCGGCAGATCGGCGTCGGGTTGGAGATCCCGTTCGAGGTGCTCATCAAGCATTTCACGGCGAGCTACACGGCGGCACGGGCTGCGCTCCTCGAGGCGTGGAAGTTCTACCGCGGCCGTCGCGCGTGGCTCGTGCAGTCGTTCTGTCAGCCGGTCTACGAGGCGTTCATGGAGGAAGCCGTCGCGACGGGACGCATCGACGCGCCGGGCTTCTTCGACGATCCCGCGCTCCGCCGCGCCTATTGCCTGAGCGCATGGCATGGGGACGCGATGCCGCAGGTGGACCCGCTCAAGGACATCAACGCGGCGATCGGCCGTGTCGAGCTCGGCGTGAGTGATCGCGCGCAAGAGACCGCGCAGATGACCGGCGGCGACTGGGAGACCACGCACCGCGAACAGGTGCGCGAAATGAAGATGCGCACCGAAGGCGGTCTCTCGCCGATCATCCCGCCAGAAGCCGCGAAGACGCCGAACCCCAAGGCGCTGTCGGAGGCCGGAGGAGCGGACGTCGGCGGCACAGCCGCACCCGGTGGCACGGACACGGAGAACGAGACGACGGCGCCGCCTCCTGCCGATGTCGGAAGACCGGGAAAGAAGGCGGCCCTCGAACCAGGCACACCGCTTGCGCGGCTCTTGAACGGCAACGAAGCCGCCGCGGCGGCCGGGATCGTGCAGGCCGTCGCCTCTGGCGCGATGCCGCGCGATGCGGGCCTCGCCACGCTCGCGACTTTCTTCCGCCTGACGGCGGCTCAAGCAGCCACGGTGATGGGATCGGCCGGCACCGATCGATTCACGCCGCCAGCACCCGTGACGGCTCGACCACTCGCCCTCCGCATCGTCCGCGGCGCCGACGGCAAGGCCGCGGGCGTCGAAGAAACCCCTTAATAGGATCGTCACATGGCGAAGAACGCGACCCACGCGAACGCACAGCGCACCTTGGCGTGCGATGCGAAGACCCCGGCCTTCAACTCGGGCTATCTCCAGTTCTACGACGGAGCGCAGCCAGCCGGCCCGGACACGGCGATCACGACCCAGAACCTGCTGGCGACGTTGCGGTTCAACGCCACGGCCTTCGCGGGATCGGTCAACGGAGTCGCCACGGCGAACGCCATCGTGAGCGATCCGTCAGCTACGGGAGGAGCGAACCCGGCGACCTGGTATCGCTGCTTCAAGAGTGACCACACGACGCCCTTGCATGACGGGACGGTCGGCACCAGTGGCACGAACTGCGTGATCGCCTCCACGACGATTGTGGCGGGAGCCGTCGTCTCCTGCTCCGCGTTCACGCTGACCGAGGCCGCGGCGAGCGCGCAGTAAGGGGCCAGCAGGGGACTCTCATGCTACTCCAGACAAGCGTCACCGATCTCATTCAGATCGTCAGCACGACGGTCGCGAATCTGGCCGTCCATGCGTCGTTCGTCGATAACGCGGCCTCGGTCATCACGCCGGGGCGGACGAACACGCTCATCAGTTCCGCGGCGACGACGACCGTCTGCGATCACCCGGCAGCCTCGACGCAGCGCACGGTCCAGCTCTTGACGCTCAAGAACACGCACGCGGTCACGAGTCAGGGCGTGACGGTGCAGCACACGGACGGCACGACGGTCGCGCCGATGTTCTCGTATACGCTACTCGCGGGCGAGTCGATGCAGTTCGTGGACGGCGACGGCTGGTCAGTCTTCGACACGAGCGGCGGCCGGAAGGTGACATACTCCCCGGTCGCGGCGAGTGGCCTCACGGGCACGGTGTTGGCGCCGAACGTTGTCACGTCCAGCCTCACCACGATTGGGACGCTG